GGCTCCAGAAGTCGTGGCTCCTGAACCACCTTCCGCAGCAACCATTGTAATTTCAATTTGAGTTGAACTTACAATACTTGTGATCATAAATTTCTTATCATTAAAATCAGCGGCTACATAATTAGAGCCTGTGATACTGGAGAAATTATCTAAAAGAATAATATCTCCTGCGTTGTATCCAACCGTAGAGCTTAAGGTAATATAGACTGACTTCGATCCATTCGTAGTAGTAAAAGCATTAGATAAAGTACTTGTGGTTTTAATAGGGTGAATATCATAGAAGATACCACCAGTATAAACATATAAAATTCGATTAGTTCCAATAGCTGCATACTTAATGGCTGCACTACTTACGAAATGGTGAAGAGATCGTACGGCTCCTGTTAGATAGTCTTCTCCTAACTGAGACCATCCTCCTATTTTTTCAGGAGTAGAATACCTAAAGCGAACGTTATCACCCGCAATCCACTGCCCTTCAGCTGTGGTTGGTGTAACTTGTTTATTGAAACCGGGTAAAAATCCTATCTTTTGTAGCATACAAAATTCCGTTTATGATACAAATATACTATATTTTTATAGATATCAACCTAGTTTAGGGATGCCCAGGATAGGACGTTTATCATACAGATTAGTTTTAGCAAAAGGTCCATTTGCATGATTATAGTGCAGAAATACTTGCCCGCAAAGCTTGCCTTGAAAAGGTTCTCTCCAATGTTCTAATTCACATCCAGAATAAATAATCATATCCCCTGGTTCTAAAGTATACGGGATACCTTTTGGAGCATTAGGTTTATGAATTTCTTTATACTCATCAATAACGGAATTTGATCCAGTAGGATCTATAAATATAGGCCACGGATCTCCTCCTAGATTAAGCGTAGTAGATATTTCACAGCTAGGTCTATCCTTGTGTCTTCTAAGAATATTACCTCTTCTATAAAGTCTACAATAAGCATAAGTGGGAATTAATTTTAAACTTGTTTTCTTTTCCATTACAGGGATAGTTTTAATAAGTAGTGTTTCCATTAGTCGATCTGCATATTTGGCATAAGAATTAGGAACTTGTTTGTCTTTAAAATTACCTATTAAAGGGTTATGTTCATGAGTCAGATTACGTTTTAATAAAAACTGATCAGCCTCTGCTGACATTTGTAAATAACGATAAGCAATCTCACACACCTCTTTAGAGACAGCCTTTTTTATAATTTGATATTTATCCTTTTGGAACTTCATCTTGATCTCTCTGAATAAAGTTAAAAGATACAGAGACTCTTAAACCCTTGTCCCCTTTAGCTTTAGTATTATTTTCTTCTACTCCATGAGGAACCCATGCTGGAAACATAAGACATCTCCCTTCTATAGGAGGAACTTTCGTCACTCTCCACAAAGGTCGTGGAAGATTTTTTACTCGTTTTGGCAATTGAATATTGGCTCCAGGTCTAGGGTCTTCTAGCCATAAACACCCTGAATCTTTAGGAACGTGTATATAATAAACTCCTGAAAAATCTGCATTAGGGTGTATATGATATTTATTATAGGCGTGTGGTGGATTGATATTAGCCCACATATTTCCTAATGCCACTTTAGGCAACATACCATAATCTTTAAAAATTTCTTCCATCATTACAAATAAATGATCACATAAAGGTTTATATTCTTTTTTAAAATTCATATCTGTTGGGCTGTGCCATCCTCCACCCGCATTGGTTTTTTCCATAGTAGATTCTTTTTTCGCCCAAGCTTTAATATGTTTCAAAAGATATTTGTTTAAATTTTTAGAGTCAGGAAAATCTTTAAAGTAAATAGGCGTGGGCCACATTAAATCTCTTTTTAATTGATTCATCGTATAGGAGGTCCTCCAAACCACATAACTAAAGATCGTCTTATCCCCTTTTTAACAGGAGCTACTCGGTGTCTTAAGAATGAAGCAAAGAAAATTGCTTGACCTTGTTTTAAATTATCAATGGCTTTACCTTTATCCATAAATTGTAATTCCCCTCCTTTAAATTCTGCAGGATCAGAAAGTAAAAGAGTCATAGATATTTTTCTAACTGTGGGTTCATGTTTAAAATGAGTATCCGAATCCATATGCCAATCATAAAAACCTCCTTTAGGGTATTCAGTAAATTGTGCTGGTTCAGTTAATCGCATGCCATCAAAACCAAAATGATTCCCATTAGTTCTAATCATGGTAGCTTCAATTTGTTGATACATCTCTGGCATCTTTTTAAAGGGGATCCAACTAATTGTAGTAACTCTTTTTTTCGTATCATGAGTTCCCCCTCTTTCTCTCGAACCTACTTTGGCTGGTTCGGGTTTTTCTGCATGACCTGCATCAATAACCATTTGACATTGTTGAGGTGTAAAGATTGGCTCAGTGGTAATGGCCATGTAAGATTTCCATGCTGGTTCTAATATCATTGTCATTATTATTTTATTTCTCCAGCTGTTCTTGAAGCCACAGGATTGTATTCTACATCTACATTACAGACTAAAGTTCTTCTCTTCTCTTTGTTTCCATTCCAAGGATAAACGCAATGTCTTATGTCATAAGGAAAGATATAAAAATCACCTACTTTAACATTAGGTGAGTAATCTGTTTTAGAAAATTGACCATTGGCTGATCCAATAATTTGTAATCTGCCATTCATGGGTTTTTCTTTTGCGGAATATTCTACCCCATAATCAGATGGAAGTTTCATAATCATAACAGAAGACAGTCCTGTATATAATTTTCCTTGATGAATATGTATAGGATTATATTCCCCTGCTTTCATTTCATTAACCCATATAGAATTAATGTTCATACTGTATTCGTAAACTTTATTCCAATCTAAATAATGTTTAAAGGTAGAATAAAACCATTGTAATAGTTCGGTTGGTAAAAAATTATGTTGGTGCATCTTCTCAGTGTTAGGTCCTGCATAATGAAGCGAAACTTCATCTTGGATTTTACCCACGAGTTGTTTGTTAGCTTTTGGTAATTCTTTTTTTCTTTTTTCGTAAATTTCTGTAAGACCAGCAAACACATCTACTGGTGTTTTATATTTTAAACAGGTTTGACCAAAGTATACAAAGTCAAAATCCATGCTTATTTCCTTTTGATTTGTTTCGGTGCTTTGCTATCGAGTGATAATGTTTTCTCTTGAATATTTTTTTCTAAGGACTCTAGTTGCCCCAAGACATTAAAGACTTCTGGTTGAGAAGAACCTGGTGTCAGTGTTTTCTTTTGTTCGTGTAATCTTAATAAATAAGACTTAGCTTGGTGTGTGTTCACATCTCTATCGTCAAAAGATCCATCATGAAACTCTTTTTTAAGCTTAGACCAAGTAGCTACTTCTCTCATTCTATGTTTAGCCACCAGTTCCATTTGAGCTTTACTATATAATTTTTCCTCTAACTCTACTTGTTTCATTTTTTTGTCTAAAGGGTCTTTTTCTTTTTTAATATCTCTTTGTAATTTTTCAATTTCCACATCATTTTTTCTAGCATCAAAAGATAAATGAACTAAGTTTTCAAAGTGAGTATTTTGTTCTCTTACGGATTGCCAATACTTAGCTGCTTTAGTTGGGTACTTATTGTCCGATAAGACAGAAAATCTCATCTCGGTTTCTGTCCGAAACATTTGTTTCTTCATCCAAGTATCTTGAAGTTCAGGTATAAGTTTTTTAAACTGAACAACATCTTGTTTATCTAATATTTTAGATAAGTACTTTGACTCGGTTTCTAATTTTGTAGTAATATTACGTTTTTCTTTATTCATTCTGCTTATCTATATATGCTCTTTCTAAATTAAAAGCAAGTATTAAGAAGTAGTTATTGTAGCTACAGCTAAATCTGCTGTAAATTCTTCGGTTGCATTACTTGAGCCTGGTCCTGCACCAGCCGCTAATGCTGCTATTGGTGATCCTGCCGATGCTCTCATACCCTTTGTACCCATATCTCCAACCTCTGTCCAGCTAGAACCATTATAATATTCTGTAACTCCTGTAGGACTTGTGCCAGGGCTTCCAAAAATCAAAGCTGTTGCAGAAGTACTAGGTGCACCTGCTACATAATCTCTAGCAGTATTAATATTTCCTATTTCAGTCCAGCTTGTTCCATCCCATGTTTCGGCTTTATTACTATTGGATCCAGGTTCATATCCTCCAGCAATTAATGAAGCGGTATTACTTGCCCCGCCACTAGCGATCGTTCTTCGTGCTGTGTTAACATCACTTGTTTCTGTCCAAGAGCTTCCATTCCAAGTTTCAACATTTGCAACATTGGTAGTGGTATATCCCGTGGACATAATAGCAGAAGTGTTACTTGCTCCTGATCCACCGGACCCTCTTCTTGCAGTATTTAAATCAGCCACTTCAGTCCATGACGTTCCATCAAAAGATTCATTGGCCGTAGTAACCGCTGGAGGAGTAGCTCCTCCGAAAAATAAACCAGAAGTTGTGGTTCCTGAACTTGAAGCTTGTTCTCTCATTTGATTAACATCATTAACTTCAGTCCAACTAGACCCATTATATTGTTCACATTTAGCTGTACTCTCACCACTTACACAAAGAGCAGCAGTTTGAGTTCCTATCCCTGCAGCTTTTTGCACTCCAGTATTTAAATTTCCACCGCTAGCCCAAGTGGCACTTGGTATCCCAGCAGCTTTTTGATAACCTTTTAAAGTTCCTGAATCTGAATTGTACCACATTTCACCTTCAACTAAGACTGCTGCTGTTATAGGTGGAATAGTCCAATCACTAGTTGCTGTTACTTGTGTACTTGGATCAGATCCTCCACTAATATTAGCAGCCGTTGAACTTCCAATTCCTCCTGTTCTAGTAATAACTGCAGAAAGATCATTCTCTTCAGTCCAAGCAGTTCCATTCCAAGATTCTACATTAGCTACTTTGGTTGGGGTTTCTCCGCCTCCAACTAAAGCTGCCGTTGAAGTTCCTGCACCGCCGTTTTGCATTCCGCCTCTGGCAGTATTTAAATTTGCTCCTTCTGTCCAAGAGGATCCATTAAAAGATTCTACGTTGTTAAAAGTTGATGTACCAGGCCATGTTTGTTTTCCTCCAACACAAAGAGCTGCAGTTGAAGTTCCTACACCTGATTCTAATTCTCTTCCTTGGTTTAAATCTCCTATTTCAGTCCAATTCGTACCATCAAATGATTCAGTTAAAGCTGAGTTAGGCGCTCCTGGGCCTCCACCACCTATACATAAAGCGGCAGTAGTAGTTCCCATAGGTGTACCTGTAGTATAAACTCGTGCAGTATTTAAATCATTCTTTTCTGTCCAACTAGATCCATTCCATAATTCTGTATTCCCTACTCCCGGAGCGGATTGAGATCCTCCAAAAACTAAAAATGCGGTTTGAGCTCCAGGTCCTCCTGCGCCTCCTCCACCGAATCGATATGTATTTAAAGATGTTGATGTAGTCCATGACGAACCATCATATTTTTCTACCGCAACTCCGGCCCCACCACTTACTGGGGGTTCCCCCATTGCGATGATACCAGCCGTTTGAGTACCGGCTCCAGCTTGTAAATCTCTTGCTGTGTTTAAATTTCCACCTGATGCCCATGTTCCTGCATTAACTACTGGATCACTTGCCCGTGATTGAATTGTAAATCCTTTTAAATCTCTATAATTTGCCATATTAACTTACCGTAATTGTTTTATTTTCTGTGGATCCTGACCACTCTTCAGTGTTGTTATTGTAATTAGGTGGATCCGATGGAGGGGTATAACCACCTGCTCCAATAGCAGATGAACTTGTTCCTCCTCCTTGTAATCCTGATCTCGCCTTCGCCATCTCTGCTATTTCTGTCCAACTTGTTCCATTCCAATATTCTGTTGCTGTTGTTACTCCTGGAGTATCTCCACCACCAACTAAAGCGTCCGTTTGAAGACCTGCAGAAGTCATGGCTCTTTTACTTGCATTTATTTCTGTTGCTTCTGACCATGCGCTACCATTCCAAGTTTCTACTTGATTCCATGGAGTACCTGGTCCTTGACCTCCAATACATATTGCTGCAGTTGTTGTTCCCATTCCTCCACTATTATTTCTAGTTGTGTTTAAATCTCCAACTTCAGTCCAAGCCGAACCATTCCAAGTTTCACTTATTGATTGATAACCTGATCCAGGAATTTCTCCTCCAAATATTATAGCCGCTGTATTACTAGGAATTGCGCAACTAGCGTTATATCTTCCTGAATTAATTTCAGCAACTTCAGTCCAATTTGTACC